GCGAGGTGCCGTTGAAATAGCCGCCGCAGACGCCCGGAAAGTAGCGGCGGATTTCGGTCTTCAGACCGCGCCAGATCACCGCTGTATCAATCACAACCCTCATGGCCGCACGATCCTGCTCTCCTCGATCTCCGTGCCGTCGTCGCTCTGCATCGCCCGCACGAACGCCGTCGCCTGCCGAGTCGCCGCGCAGTGGACGCAGTTGCCGTGGGCGTTGGCGCGCGACGGGCTGTGACCGCGGACGTCGGCGGCGGCTCGGATGAGGCGCGACATCATGTCGACTAGTTCGCGCTCGGTGGAGTCTTGGTCGGCGTCGTCTGGCTTGGTTGCTGGGTCGGTCACGGCTGCGCCTCCACTTCATCGGGTGCCAAGGGCACACAGTTCGGCCTCACGCCACAGTTCGCGGCAGACTTCCTCGGCGCTCTTCGACGGAACGGTAATCGCCGAGGCCATGCCAAAGAGCCACCCTGTCTCATCTTGCTCGCGGCGCCACATTCGCCTAACGAAGCCAGCCACTCCGTGGACGGGCATGCCGTCCGGCCCGAGGTAGATACGGGAGAAATCCGCCGCCGATCCGGCTCCAGGCAGCGCCTCCATGGTGATGAAATACTCGCCAGGAAATGCGTTCTCACACCCTGGAGTGGCACACGGCGAGCGCCCAAACGACAGCTTCCGATGATTGCACGTCAAGAGAACGCCTCCCTTCGGGCCTTCGCCGCGCGCGCCCGCATGACGCCGCCCTGCTGCTGCTCGCGCTTCATCCGCTCCATCGCAACGTCATAGGGCGTCTTGACCACCGGCGGCGGCGCATCCCCTGGAAGCTCGCGCAGCATGTCTCGCGCGTACCGCCACGGGTACAGCCAGGCGTCGCCGGGATCCGAGTGTGCGGCGTCGCTGGCCAGCTTGCCCGGCTTCTTCCAGCGCAGGCGCGTGGCTTCCTTGACCATCAGCGCGGCCAGCTGCGGGTCGACGAACGTCTTCCCGGCGCGAAGGTCGTCATTCAAGAGCTGGATGAATTCGACCTTTCTGGTCTTCTCAGCCATGACCCACTGGATCTCGGGCGCGTCCACGGCGAACGTCTCGATGGTCTTCCGCGTGGCGTGGCCGGCAGGGTCGAACACCACTGGCCCCGGTCGCTCAGCTTGCAGCGCGCGGAGCCTCGCGAAGAGCTGGTGGTTGGTCTGTTGGCTGGTCGCTTCCATGTGCGTCAGGTGCGAGACGTCTCGAAGCGGGGAGATGCTGATCCGCGAGATGGCGTCGGCGTCGTTCCAGCCGAGGTCCAGCCCGTAGACGTGGGAGAACGCTTTGCCGTCCCACGGGCGCAGCGCAGGCGGCGGGATGTAGTAGACGAGCGCGTCGGGGTCGACGATCCACTGGCCGAGCCACTCGCGCTTGTACGTGATGGAGTCGGGCGTGAGGTGGTATCGCTGGCGGGCCTCGGCGAGCGGGTCGCGGCCTGCAAAGAACGGGTTCTGCGCGCACGTCCAGTGATGCTGGTTGCTCCACCCCTCGATGGCGTGGCAGGCGTCGAAGAACGGGCCGGAAGCTGCGGGGCCAGGCGTCCCGATGAGCACCAGCTGGCCGTTGTAATCGAGCAGCGTCGGCGCAAGAACGTCAGATAGGAAGTAGCTGAACCAGTCAGGGCCAAGGCCGGCCTCGTCGACGATGGCGAGGTCGCACTTCCTTCCGCGGGCGCGCTCGACGTCCTTCTGGTTGTAGAAGCCGAAGATTTCGAAGCGGCTCTGTCCGCTCGCAAAGGCAAGCTCGGTGACTCTCGGTTCCAGGCCCAGCTTGAACTTGCTGTTGAACTTGAGGAGGTCTTCCCAGACGATCCCGAAGCCCTGCTCGTTTGTGGGAGCGAAGTAGAAGACGTTCGCACCGGGGCGCTTCGCGAAAGCTCGCAGCGTCTTGCCCAGCACGCTGGTCGTCTTCCCGGCCCGCCGGCCAGGGTGAGCGGCAATCTGCGGCGAGTCGTCCTCGCATAGGGCCAACTGCTCGGGCCCGAGGATGCGGCGGAAACGCTCGTACGCACTGCGCGGCGACTGGAGGCCGGCGAGCTGGGACGCGAGGCGCTTGTATTCGTCGCTCGGCACACTATCCGGCGGCCTCCAGGCCGTAACAATCCCGACCGCACGCCTCCATGCCGGCTTTTCGGACGGCTCCGGCTACTATCGAACCGCGTGTTGGACAGCGGACGGTCACGCGACGGGCTCCGTCCTGGCGCGCGGTCGGGAAATCACTCGTCCACCTCCACGCTGCCGGCGCCCGACATCAAGTCGTCATCCACAGCCGGCCGCCCGAGCGATAACCGCTCGACCTGCGCACGGTCACGCTTCCACTTCGACAGGTCGGCCTCCTCGATGCGAACCGTCGGGATGCCATGGCACTTCACCCAGCGGCCCCAGCATGCCGTCTCGGCCAACACCTTGAGCGGCAGGTCCACGCCCGCCGCCTCAAGCAGCCGTAGGCCAATACCGGCGCCGCGGAACTGCTTCTTGACGTACAGCATGCCCAGCACGTCGAACTGGTCCCACAGCGCGAACCCGAGGATCACGCGCGTCCCCTCGTGGGAGGCCGTCGCCAGCAGCGTGCGGCCGTCGCTGATCATCTCGGCCACGCGCGGGCCGAAGATGTGGACCCACTCGGTCCAGCGCACGGGGCGCGTGTAGTCGCGGTGCGGCCAGCGGGTCTTGGCGGTGGCCTCAAATACGAATGCCGTCTCACTGCGTAGCTCGGGCGGCTGCACGTCGACGGTGAGCCCCGAGGCCAGCAGGCGCCGTGCCCCCTCGGTGCGCATGTGCTCGACCTGGCCGGCCAGGATGGCGTCGCGCTCGGCGGTCGCGCCTGGGCGGCGGACCTTGGCGAAGGAGGCGAGCGTCGGGACGAGGTCGGTCACGCTCATCGACGCGGCCTCGCGTTGGCGAAGTAGACGAGCAGCGCGACAACAAACAGGCACCCGGAGAGGACCATGAACGGGTGCAGGATGACATCCGTCATCGCCTCGGCCTCATGATGGTGAGCAGCAGCGCCACGACGCTCGCGCAGAACCCGAGCGCCCACACGCCGGTACCGGTCATGCCGGGCTCCCGAACTCGCGGCGGCAGTAGCCGCACTTGATGACGACCCCGCCGCCGAACACGGCGATCTCGTCGCGAATCTCTCGGTGGTGGCGCCAGTGGGCGAGGACACGGCTGATGGCGCGGATCATTCGGCTGCCTCCCGACGACGCGGATGGCACTTCCCGCACCCTAGGTCGCCGCACGGCACATGCAGGTCAGACCACGGCTCCTGCGGCACGTGCGAGAACAACTCGGCCAACGGCTTCTCGGCCTCCTCGGCGCTTGGGATGCGCGAGAACTCGTCGTCCGCGCCAAGCGGCACGCCGTCGCGGTCCAACAACGCCGAGCCAGGCACCGTCGTCGCCAAGAAGCCGGAGCGCAGCTTGACAATGCGTGGCTTCACGGCGTCGCCTCCTTGTCGCCAGCGGCCGCCTCGCGCGCGGCCCGCGCCTTCTTCCGCGCCCGGTACCGCGCCCACACGGAGCGCGTCTTGTCCCGCGGGCACGTCGGCAGGCAGCCTCGCTTCGGGTTCTGGCCGCAGTCAGCGCAGTTCGCCATCAGCGGCCGTCCTTCGACCGCAACGACAGTGTCGCGTTGCACACCGACGTGGCGGCCTCGAGCAAGTTCCCGATTCGCTCATTGCACACGTACACGCCCGCGAAGTCTCCGGCCTTGGCGCACGCGATCAGTGCGATCCGCTCGGCCATGAGCTCGGCGTCGATGGCGCGTGAGGCTGCATCGCCGTCAACGATGACCTGTTCCCTCTCTGCCGATGTGAGCGGCTTGCGCTCGCAGGCGCTCGACTGCTGCGGATATCCGCTGTCAGTCGTCTCCGTTGCACCACAGCGCTTGCACGTCCATGCGAGGCCATCGCTACCGATGGCCTCGCCAACGAATTCGTGCCACCCCATCAGCGGTCCTCCCCGAAGACAGTCCGCTTCGGCTTCATGCGCTTCTCGGCGTACGCGATGGCCATGATTTGAGCCCGCGACCGCGGCTTGGCCTTGCCCTTGTTGGCGGCGGTGAGCTCGCGGATGTTGGCCTCGAAGGCGCCGCGCGACTTGCCGGGCTTGAGCGGCATCAGCCTTGAGCCTCGGCAGTGTGACTCAAATGTCCTGCTACGCAAACTTTGCTACGCACAAATTTCATAGTGCCGTGCGCGTAGCGTGGAGTCAAGCACCATGGTTGACTTTCTGGCGCTATACGTGGGTCACGACGACCCATCGTGACAGATTGGCGCTACACGCTCCTGGCGAGACAGCGCGTAGCGGAGTAGGATCGGCGCCATGGGCAAGCCTCCGTCGTTCCGGCCGCTACCGAACCTCGGAGAGTGCACCGAAGCCGACGCCTTCGATGCGTGGTCCGCTGCCCATCGCGATCACCCAGGGTTCGATGCGGAAGCCGAAGAGTGCCGGTCCTGCCGGGATGCGAGAGCGGAGCTCAATTCCATCCGGTTTCGCGAGCTTAAGTCTCAGCTCGACCGCTTCGGCCTCGGAGGCCCCATCAACGATGGGTACAACGCCACTTTCGTGTCTCCACAGGACGCCACCGCGCTCGACGCGCTCGCGGCGCTGACCGCTCAGTACATCCGAGCCAGCCTCACCGGCGGCGACTGGACGCCAGATGCGCAAGAAAAGCACCGGGCAACTGGCCGAGCATTGCTCGCGAGGTACGAGGAGCTTCTTGCCGCGCAGGCGCGGAACAACAAGTAGCGGCTACCTGAACCCAGGCGGCGGGGCGTGGTTCCCGTTCCGCTCTCCGCAGCCTAGGCACCAGCCGCGCGCGTGTTCGATGGCCTCGCCACACCACCAGCATGCCGGCACGCCATCGACGAGAAGGGTCACTCCATGCCGGGCAACATGGGACTCGACCTGCCGAGCCTCCCACTCGCGGATCGCCTTCCTGACAGCCAGCGAAGGCGCAGTGGTGGCTTTTGCCTGAGGTCTGATCCTCGACAACCTGCTACCTGCGTCTGATTACGGTTGCTCCGGCATGGACGAGCCCCTGTCAATCCCTACTGCGCCAGGGGGGCCAGAAGCCACCACCAGCCGCTTTGCGCAGCGCACACGGTACTGAGCCGTTGGTCGAGAGGTTCGTCGCCGGAACAATCCTGCCAAGGTGTCACGGCCGCGCCAACCTGGCAAGTCGAACCGAGAAACCCTACGTCGAAGTGACGCCGTCACGCCGTGACGTTGCGTTGGTCACGTATTCCGAGCGGCACCGCGAGTCATTCCGACCCACCGCCAGCCTCCGCGACCGCCTTCCGCATCCGCTCGATCACCAGCCGCTCAATCTCGTCGTCGCTCTTCCTCGCCGCGGCCCGGGCCTGCTCGAGCTTCAGCACCACATCGGCCATCCGGTCCAGCTTCTCTACTGCCTCGGTGTCGAGCTTGAAGCCGATGTCCACCCCCATTGCCCTGGCCTTCCCGTCACCGAGGCTCGTGGTCTTGCCGAGCTTTTCGAGGGTCCGACCTGTGTCGACGTCGATGATTTTCAGCATCCGCTCGGTACACCTGCGGGAGAGCTCGCTGAGGACTTGCGTCGGGTCCGGCTTGGTCTCAACCGGCGCTATGGGCGGTGTCATCGGCAGCATGGCATCGACTTCCCGCATCGCCTCGATGGTGCCGCTCGTCGTCGTACGCGTTTCGGCGGCGCCGTCGGTTGAGTCAGCGGTGCCGTCCGAGGTCATCGGTCACCACCAGCGTGGGGCGACGGTAGGTCGCGTGTCAAATTGGCACGCGTCATCACGAGACCCGCAGCGTCCAGTCGGGGTGCAGGCGGCACCAGTAGGCGAGCTTCCCGAGGAGCTTCATCGCGCCGTGATAGTCACCCCAGCCGTTCGCTGGGTTCATGGCCTCGTACTTCTCCGGGTCGGCGCGCATCGCCTCAAGCGCCGCGGAGAGCAGAGGCTCGGACTTCACGCCGGTCATTCCATTGAGGCCGCGGATTCCCATGTCGACCGACAGGCCGAACGCTTCGCGGAACATCGGCGCCACGTTGTACGTGTAGTTCGTTTCGAGGCGCTCCTCGTCGCTGTCAGCGTCGTAGTCGCTCTTGCGGTGGCCGCACGTCTGACACGGCGGCGCCTCCATCGAAAAGTCCCAACTCACGGCCGCCCCGCAATCTCCCAGCACACCTCGGCGCACTTGCCGAGATGGCCTGGTCGAAGGTTGCAGGTGGCGACGACCGTGCCGTCAGGCAGCTTGAGCGGCGCTCCGCACGTTGGTTCAGGTGTCACGCGAAGGCACGCCGCGGCGTCCATGACGGGTCGAACTCCTTCAGCGCAGCGAGCGCGTCTCGCTCCTCGGTTTCGTACGTCGCGAGCAACTCACCTCGCGTTCGTCCGCTCTCGCCGTGCTGCTTGGACATGTCGGCGCCTCTGAACGCTGCCCGCGCGCGATGGGCGTTGTCCTGTGCGCGTCCGAGCTCGCCTTCGAGGGCTTCCCTGATTCGTCGCTTCGTATCGTCGTTCATCGTCGCCTCCTATCGCATCCTAGCTGCCTGTACCATCGCCAGGAACGCGCGCCTGTTGCGCCGTCTCCCGATGACCATTTCGAGCCTATCCTTGCAGTCCTGGCACGTCACGTTACCGATGGCCCTCACGTACGGCAGCAGTGCGCCGCGTGCGCCGCACATCGCGACGTCGATGTCCGGGCCGTTGCGGTAGTGGCGGGGGCCTGGCAGTGGGGCGGTCACGGCTTCACCTTGAGAGCGCGGATTCGAGCGCTGAACTCCAGAAGCAGGTTGGTCGCCTCTTTCAGATGCCGCATCGGAAGGTCTACCTCGATCATCTGGCCATTCATCGCAGACGCGGCCATCTCCCGCATCTCCTCGCGGGCTCTCTGGGCGACTAGCTCGACTTCAGATGTCGTCCATGGTCGGTTCGTGTTCATCATCGGACCTACGGCGTTCGGCATGCATAGCAGTTCCAACGCAGTCTTCATCGTTTCCTCCTATCGCGTTCCCAGCTGCCGTCGGCGCCGCGCACCCACGGGCCGAACTCGCGGGCGAGAGCCAACTTCTCGCTACTCAAGGCCATGGCCAGTCGCGCCAGTGCGTGCCGCGCCGGCCATATCACGGAAGCGAACGGATCCACCGCCTGCCGCGGGTCCGACTCAGCCGGGTAGACCCGCGCCGGCTTCGAGCGCTTGGCCTTCATGGCTTCTCTCCGATGAGGGCCAGTCCGGCATCCGTCAACTTGACGTTGCTCCACGGATATCCTGGCGAATTGTCGACCTCGACGAGCTTCCGTCTGATCACGTCGTCCATCGTCCGAGCGATGACATCGTTCGCGGTTGCCTCGAACACGCTGAACCGGCCGTGCCTGTGAAGCACGCGAAGGACCTCTTCGGCGTACCGCTGCTTGCGCCTCGGCATGTCGGCCAAGCCAGTCGAAAAGTCGCATGCATGCGAGACGCTCACTCAACCAGCTCCCGTCTCCGCGTCACCGTCGTCTCGTCGGCCGCGGTGTCGTCGTCGATGAGCGCGTAGAGGCGGCGCTCGCGGATGGCATCGTCGTAGCTTCCGCCTTCCTGGGAGTCACACACGCCTGCCGCATAGAAAGCCTTCCCAAGACCGAAACTTCCATCCGGGGAGCGGCCCAATTGAATCCCAGCTTCGCGCATCAAGATATTGCGCTCGCGCTTCCTGCACCACGCGCACGGCCGTAGCTCTACGCACATCCCGGCCCGCAGTTCATCGACGCTAGTCACCAGCTTCCACTGGTCGCGCGTCATGGCTGGTCCTCCTCGGTCGGCTTCGCTTTGAAATACTTCGAGTCATCAGTGCGCGGCCACGAAAACCCACAGCTGACTCCGTGTGTCCCGTAGCAATGTCCGACCCAGGTATCTTTTGGTCCGGTGGAATTCGACGTTCCCCATTGAGAGAACGCCTCGCACTTCGGACAGAAGAAGTTGCCGTCGTCGCCATTCGCGATCTTCGGTTCGTCGCTCTGAACACGCAGCGGACGGCGGCAGTTCCAGCACTCACGCGCATCACCTACGTTGCCGTAATGGCAGACTGCGCACGTCCACCAGCCAGCCGACTTGTGCCACAGCTTACTTGTCCATCCGATGAGCACAGGTTCCGCCTCGCCCGCCAGCCCGTCGAGCGCCAGGCGTTCGATCTCGTCAGCCAACGCGCACACGTCAGCGTATCGGTTGTCATTGCGGTCGAAGGCCCATCGAATCAGCCGGACCCGCTCGGCAAGTGCTGGCAACCGGCGAAGTGCGTCCGAGGCGGTCATTTGGGCTCCGTCGACAGCGCGCGGATTCGTGCGACCAGTTCCGCCTCTCTCTTGCACGAGTCGCATTCGTCGGGGCCGAGTCCGCACGGCTCAGTTCCGACTTCGCGCACGCCCTCCTCGACGACCTTCGCCGCCATCTCGTACGCCTCTTCCCGAGCGCGACGGACAAGCTCGTCGATCATGCAATTACACGGCTCGTGGTGCTCGCACTCGCGGCACATCTTGCACCCCGGGTCGTCGCAGTCGACGTCGTCATCGCCGACGTGCCCCAGCAACTCCAGCGCCGTCTTGAGCTTCATCGCTTCACTTCCTTGAGCAGCTTCACCAGCGCCCTGATCCCTTCGCGCAGATCTTCGTCTGGCTCCAACGCAAACAACCTGTCGCCTTCCGGTCGCGGTCGCGCACACACTCCGATCAGCCACTCGGCATAGGCGCGCCTGGTCGTCGCGAACCCCATTCGCATCGGCTCTTCTAGCCAATTGCATGCGTCGTTCACTTTGTCCTCGCTTTCTTCGGCGCGCGAGTTGCGGCGTCGATGGCTGCAATTGGCCCGACGACCTCGTCGGCAGCGATGATGTGCCCGTGACGACGCAGGTACTCCTCCGTGGAGCGAATGGCCGCCAGGTGCGGCGCGATCAGCCGGCGGATCCGCCGCCGCTCGCGTGCTGCGCCTGCCGCGTACGCAAGCTCCGCCATCTTGTCCAGGTCCTTGACGCAGTACCGCTTTGTTTCGTCGGTCACAGCCCCGCCCCACGCAAGGCACGCGTCAGGCGCGCATAAGCCTCAACTGAACCGGCGCCTCCATCGTGATCGCGGAACTTCACCGCCGCATCCGCGACTTTGCGCAACGCCAGCAGCTCGGCGCGGATAGCGCGAACGGCGGTCAATCCAGTATCCGGGTCGCTGTATCTCGCAGTACCCGCAATTACCTCTTCCAGGGAATTCAAATCCTCATCCGTCACGCGCGTCATCGCTCCAGCTCCTCGAAGTCGGGCATGTTGTCGTAGTCGGCACCGTCGAGCGCGAGGCTTTCGGCGATTTCACGCCAGTTGCGATTGCAGTATGGGCAGTCGGCCGGATGGCCATCGAACACCCATTTCATTGAGTCGAAGCGACCGATGTGTCCGAAGCCGTCTGGGTGCGTGCGGCGTTCCATGAACAGCCGCCGCTCGTCGTCGGTGGGTGGCTGCCACTCGATGTATATGTAACCAAGAGGCCAGTCCATCGCTTCGGCGTGGTCCGGGTGATAGTGCGCAGACCCGCTTGAAAAGCGCAGCACGTTGTGTCTGATAGAGACCAGCTTCTTTGAATGACCGGCCCACCGAACCTGCATGCCGACGCGCGGCTGGATGTCCTTGCTCGATTTCATCAGAACGGCATCTCGCTTTCGTCACGCAGGTATTCGACCGAGACGTCCGTTCTCTTGGCGACGCTCTCTGACTTCATGACGTAGAACTCCGACCCGGCGTGCGTTCTTGCGAGCCGCACAGACTCTCGCTCTGCGTCGCTCGCAGATTCGTGCCTGCGCGACGGATTTGTTGGACCAGTCGGTGACCAAACGATCCAGAATGCCTGCCTGTTGTTCATTTCCGCACACTC